TGGCGAGCCTCTGAGGAGGCGCTGTAGAGGCTAAGTCGGTATTCCTCGGTTACGGTCTGTGTCCAGCGTCGAACTGCTTTCGCGTCAAAGCCCCAGATCAGTTCCGGGTAGAAGGAGTTGATCAGGATCTTGTCGGTCCCGCCGCAGTTGTAGGTGTCGGTAGGCGGCAGGGGGGTAAAGCTGATGCTGCTCAGTAGCCAGCCCGTGCCCTGCATGGCTCGGATCGCCATGTCTCTGGTCGGTAGCTCAAATGAGCGTTCCAGATAGTCGCACAGGGATTCACTACAGAACCAACCGATTTTGAGTTCGCGATGATAGAGCCGTTCCCAGCGGTATCCAACCGTTAGCTCGACCCGGTTCAGGAGGTCTCTTGCTGAAGCCAGGCTGACGGCTAGGCTCTGGTCTAGGATGTCGCCAGAGTCGAACTCGAAATCTGCCGTGGGTTTGGCGGCCCAAGGGGTCCAACGCCAGGTGCCAGAAGTATCGAGATCAAGGGTATAGGGCACGGTTGAAGCCCGGTCGCTCGCGTAGCGGTAGCCGTCAGCGTCGGTGTCGAAGAGATCCTCTGTCCATAGAGCGCCAGGGGTCAGGCTGTTAATCGTCGTGCGCTCGGCGGCTTCCAGCAGGGCTTGCAACCCATCGGTACAACGGAAGAGGACGGTTCGGTCGGTCGGGTTGTATTCTGGTACGTCCACTCTGCCCGTGAATCGGCGAGCAGAGAACAGCATCGCCCCGGTTGTGTCGGTCAGGCTGTAGTCGATGGTTACTGCGGCGCCGACCCAGGCTGTCGGGTCGATGGCGCCGGCGGACGGCGAGAGGCGAAATTCTGCGATCCTGGCGGCCCCTTCCTCGGCTGTGATCGAGAGGGTGCCTGTAAGGCGGGCCGAAACATCGGCGCCGGCGATGGTTACGGCAACGGTCCAGAAGGCGCCGGCTGTTCCGCAGTCGGTCACGGTCTGCCGTAGGGGAAGTGTTGCTGTCCCCTCTCCGGTCACGGTTTGCGTGACTGGCAGCGTTGCGGCAGCGGTTGGGTGCGAGACCGTCTGGGCGAGGGGAAGGGTGGCTGGCGCAGGTGCAAATAGGTCGGCAGAGACCCCGGCGCGGGCGAAAATCTCGGCTGCGATGGGCTGCGGGAGTGTGAGGGTTGCGCTCTTGGTGGCTGCGGCCGAGAGTGCCCCAGCAAGTCTCACGCCTGTCTGAAGCGTTGCGCTCTTGGTGGCTGCGGCCGAGACGCTGGCCTGGAAGTTCTCTCCCGCGATCTTCGCAGTGACAACGGTCAGGGCGGCGCTGACAGAAGCCGAGAGGCGAACGCCAATCCGCAAGCCGGCGCTGACTGTAGTGGAGGCGCTGACGCTGGCCCCAAGTCCATCGGCGGCGCCCCATGCGCTAAACCCACTCGGCGGGGTGTAGTTCAGGTCTCCAGAGGCAGTAGAGATGAGCAGTGCGTTTCCGGCCGTGCCGGACCACCCGGTGATCCCGTTGGGGTAAAACGTGTCGCCGGGGGTAAAGGTTACTAAAGGATTGCTGCCAGTTGCAGGGTTGCCGCTATCATGCCAGGTTCCGTTTTTTCCAAACCAAACCTTTCCCGCTGTAAAATCTGCGGCAACTTGTAGCCGATCGTTTGTGGTCTCCCAAGACCCGCCCTCTACCTCGTCCTTATATCCGTTTAGGTCGTATAGCGATCCGTTTCGTTCGAGTACGATCTGATCGTCTTCTGAGCCACTCCAATCACAATAATCTCCGCCAGACTTGCTTAATCCCCCACCGTGAGAATAGAACTCAAGAGCCTGAGTGACCTGGATCTCAAAATACCACTTACCGCTTGATCTCCCTTGTGTCCCTAGGGCGCGGGCAAAGTCATAGAGTCCAGCACTAGTTCTGGTCGCTGTCCGGTTTCCGTTCGACAGCGTGATAGACGAGCACTTTTTCCCGCTATCCCAGGACATCGTTTATGTTTCCTCGGCCTCTATAGTCCAGACCCACTCGCCGCGGTTGCGGTCGAACTCGGTTCGGGGTGGACTGGCGTAGACGGTCAACTCAGGCCAGTAACGGACCTCATACCAAGCGGCTCCGGCGATGACCCCCAACGTAGCAACGTGGCTAACCACAGAGCAGGTGGTGCTTACCGCAGAGCCGCCGCCGGTGGGAATGGCGAGCCCGGTCGGGGCGTAGCCTGAATCCGTTCTTCGGGTGGTCGGCAATGTGATCACGTTGCTGGCTGAACGGATCGAGCGAGGCGCGGCACAGCGCAACGTGAGTGAGCTAGAATAATTGAGTGCTGCCAGCCCATCAGGTAGCCAGCCAATGCCGCTGATTGTGGTTCTGAGCTTTGTCCAGTGCGTCTGTTGCAGGGCGGCACCGTTCAGCATCCTGCGTTTGGAGACGCCACCGATCACTTCGTAGGATTGCCGAACTTCGGTGCCGGCAAGTAATGGGATCTCGATGCCACCCAGCGTGACCGTGCTCATTTGCGTGCGCCCCTCTTGAGAGCTTCATCAGCCAGGGTTTTGGCAACGTCTCCGCTTGTCTGCCCGCCTGCGGAATAGGTCGATCCGTCTGGCAATACAATTTCCGCATAAACGGGAACCCGGATCGGGTTGGCAGATGCGGCGGACTGGATCCGGTCGCGGACTGCGGGTAGCTCGGCCAATGCCTGATCGTAGGTGGTGGTAATTGGGATCTCCACACTTTTCCCGGCAAGACGATCGGCAATCCGAGTTCCAAGCTGTTCGACCTGTGCGGTAAGCCCACCGAGGACAAGATCGCTCTCGCGCCCGGCCTTTGCCATCTGTTCGATTAGAAGACGGGCTTGATCCGCGTTCTTGATTGCCTTCTCGGAATCCCCAGCGGCAAAGGCGGATCGCGCCTTTGTAATGGCTCCCGCGAAATCAAGGATGCTAACCTCTTCGTCTGCTTTTTCAGGTTGGGCGGTAATGGCATCGCGGGTGCCCTTGAGTGCTTCCTGTAGCTTGGCGATAGCCTTAGCGGATTCCTGGGCAGAGGCGCCAGCTTTGGCAAGCCCGGCGGCAACTGCGTCACCAGCTTTCTTGGCGGCTGGCTGAAGGTCTAGCAGCCGTTGCTCAACCTCGGCAATATCGAAGCGGACCTTGCCCAAGTCTTCAGCGGCTTTCCGTCTTTGTGTCTCCTGCTGTGCTCCCTGGATCCCGCTTTTTGTTCTTGGCGCAGAGGAAACCCGCGCCAATCTCTCCTCCTCAGTTCGCAACGCCGACAATTGATCGGTAAGTCCCTTAACGTCGGTGCGTCTTGAAATGTCTTGGGTGCTGTCTAGCCAGCGGCTTACCGCATCAATGGCTCCGCTGATCGAACGCGCAAACGCACTGATAGCGTCGTTGACGCCGCTCTCTCCAATCTCGCGGGCGAGCCTGCTAAACGAGTCTCCAAGGTTGGACAGGGCGCCGTCTAGGGTTGCTGCGCGGGTTTCCATCGCCCCGGCAAAATCTGTTTGCCCGATCTTCTTTAGGTAGCCCTCAATTTCTGCGGCGTTCTTTGCGACAGTGGTTGTGATGCCGCGGAACGTGAAGGAGACCTTGTTGCCTTGCGCCTCACTCTTAATCCCAAATTCCTTGAGCCGCTCAAATTCTCCGGTAATGGCGTCGGCGACAGCCTCGGTGAACTGCATTAGCGATTTGCCAGTAGCCGAGGCTGTGTTGCCGTAGCTCTCAAGGCTCCCGATCGTCGCGTCGAGTCCAAGCGACTTCAACCGCACAAAAGCTTCGGTAAGTTCTTGGACGCTAAATGGGGTTCTGGCAGCGAAGTCCTCTAGCTCTGCGAAGGCTTGCTTTCCGGCAGAGGCACTTCCCGTGACGGTCTGGAGTGATGCGCCAAGGCGGGCAAACTCACGGTTGACCGAAATGAGGGCTCCAACCGAAAGGCCGGCGCCAAGGCTCGCCAGTAGACCGGGGATGCCGGTAAAGGCCCCCTTGATGCCGTTAGCCAGCCCAGTAAAGGCAGAACGAACTTTACTGCTAGAGCGTTCCATGCTCTTTTCGATCTGGCCGGCAGTGTTCGCGGCCAGGTTTTGGATCTGGCGAAATGCCGCCGCCGCTTGCTCGGCCTGGACCCGAAGACGGATGTTAAAATCAGTGTTGGCGGCCACGGGTCTCAGTCCTCACTTAGAGCTTTCCAGATCCGGCGCCAACTGTCGGCGTCAGCTTGAGAGGCGCGTAACAGCAACAATCTATCTTTGTCTCTCCGGCGTTCTTCCGCGTCTAGCCCCTGGATAAGAACCACCACCCGATCGAGCGTGTACTCTGGGAGTCTCTCCGGGTCGTGTCCTGCTGCTGTCAGCCTCCCGAGGATTCCGGGCCAGCCAGAGCGAGGCTGATCCGATTCATCGCCGCCGTGATCGTCGGCGCGAGAGTCTGGGAGAAAAAACGGGCGTTGACCTCGAAGACAGCCGCAGCCAGGGTAACGAGTTCATCGACGCTCAGGGTCCAAAGCCATTCCTCAGGTTTCCCAGTGGCAATCTCGACGGCGCGAACCACGCTCTCGGTATGGCGGGCGAGAGAGACCAAATCTCCGAGGTCTACGCCGTCTAGATCGCTCATGGCGCGAGTGAACGGGCCGAGTTGCCGTAGAGTCAGCGGCTTGATCTCGACCCGTTCAAACCCAACGGTAACGCTTACCGGCGGTTCAATGCCAAGGGCGGTTTCTAATGGGGTCATCGGGTTCCCTTACTGCGAAATCCTGATGTCGAAGTAGGTTGACCCGGTGCTCTGAGCACTGTCGCTCAGAACCTCGGCCGAAATTTCCATGCCCAGGAAATCGTCCCCGATGAAGCCGAGACCGGAGGTCGGGGTAAACTTCACCCGATGCAGGATCACGCTGACCGGCTTGCTGGACTGAGCCTCGTTAAGCCCGTCGAAAAAGAGCTTGAACTCAGTTCCGCTGTTGACCAGAGCCTCTACCTGATCCTCGGCAACGGGGGTGTAGCTGACGAGGAGATCATCCAGGTCGGCAATGGTTGAGCCGGATGGGATCTCAATGCCGGTGGGGCGGACAACATAATCGGTGCCGGCGGTCTTGACCGTGCTCGGGGCAACCTTCACAACCACGGTCTGAGCCGTGTTGATCAGTCTGGCGGTCTTGGCAAACCCACCAGTGGTGCCCTTGTACACGTTCACAATTGATTCGTCGGTGATCGCCGTCACGCCAGTCTGAGCGGTGTTGGAGCCGTAGATCGCCATCGCAAGGTTGTTGCCGTCGATGTCGTGAAGAGTCATATTCGCCCGCACGGCCGTGATGCGCGTCAGGCTGTTGGCCTTTCCGCCCCCTGCCTGGGTGTAGTCCAACAGGTCTTTGGTCTCCTGCTCGATCGCAAGTTCGAGCTTGGAGCAGTTGCCGATCGGGCGGTTAGCCCCGTTCTGGGCATAGGGGCCGATAAACACGCGACCCTTTCCGATAAAACTCTTGTCTGCCATTTCTAGTCTCCTCGCGCAGTCAGGCGCGTAGAAAAGGTGAGGGGAAAGTAACCGAAGCCAGCGTCGTATACTGGAGCGGGAGCCACTCCAAGTTTCAGGGCCGAGTGCTCAGTCGAGGGGCGCCAACCAAGCAGAGCCGAGAGAACCAGGGACAGCAACGGTCCAGCGTCTTCCCTGGTCGCTTGCCCAGAAGCGTTGTCTCGGACGTTCCTAACCGCAACTACAACAAGCCACCTCTGCTCGATCAGCGTTATTGCCCCGTCGGCGATCTCATCGGCAATGGAATACCCGTCGTAGAGGATGTGGATCGCTGGCGTTATCTGGGCTTGTGCGCTAACGCCAACCAGATCCGCGGCAGACATGATCGCGACTTCTTGCGGAAGTCGTTCCTCAAGCCGGCAGTGGATCAGACGTTCGGCGACGAGTAGGTGTTCCATCAGTAATCCGAAAGGGTCTCTGCGGTGAACTGGCGGTCAGTTGCGTCAATGCTGATGCCAGTGTAGTCGGCCTCGGCCTCATCGCCGGCTTCGTCCAATCCCAACAGCAGGCGCCCGGCCTGGATGTCCTTCAACCGTGCGATCGCGTCGAGATAGTCTGTCTGGACAACCTCGGGCACAATCTGCGTGTAGAGTCTACGTCGAACAATGGCGCAGCCGATATCGGTTAGCAGAGGAACCGCGACCACCAACGGCAGGGTAACAACACCAGAGATGTACCCGCCGATCAGCCGGTCGGCCGCATCAATCGCGTGCTGCAAGACCTCTTCGTCCACTGCCCCCCGTGCGTCTCGGTCGGTAAGCTGCGTTAGCTCGCGGATCCCGAAATGGGCGACAAAATCTTCCTGAGTGACGTAGCTCATGCTGTAATCACCATGTGTAGAGCCTCCGTCCAAACCAGTCCGTTTGGGTGGTCTGGGTCGTAGAGGGTGAGCCGCGCCTGATAGCGACCTGTGGTGATCGTCTGTCCTCCCAGCCTAAGGCGTAAGAGATCAACCGTCTCATCGCCATAAGTCCCAGCCCTGATCTCAAAGGGCAATCCACTTCCAAGCCCAACGGTGTTGGAGTCTACGATCTTCGTTTCGTCCAGGCTTAGAACGACCCTTGTGACCGGAGAAAGGGCAACTGGTTCGTCGTCCGCGAGCAGGACAAGGTCGATGACGTTGTCCCGCCCGAGGTAGACGAGTGAAGTGGTTCGGGCCAACATTGGCTTAGGCGAACGTGATCGCTAGCTGTGCGGCCTGGAAGCTCGGGGCTGCGTCTCCGTTGTTGATCGTCTTCGAGGCAGTAAGGGAACCGTGGAACAGCAGGTTCCCACTACTGGCGGCATCAAAAATCCCAAAGTGCGTCACCGTGCCCCAGTTTGCGGTGGGGGAAGGGAACGTGATGGCACCGTTGTTGGAGGTCGCACCACCCGTGCCGCTTGAAGCGGTCGTAGAGCCGGCGGACTGGGTGCCGGCCCAGTTGGCAAGCGAACTGGTTACAGAGACGCGGGCGTAGCTTCCGCCGGAGACCTCGGTGCCGCCGCCGCTGTCGCTCGGAGCGGCGGTGAAGAGCGCGACGTAGAGCGTCGCCGGCGCCGAGAAGCTCTGGGCGCGGAAGATGTGATCAACAAGCTTGTTTTCGAGGTAGTCACTCATCGCAGACATGGGCTTTCGCCTCCGTTAATGACAGATCACTTTGGTGTCCCCAACGCGGGCAAACCCGCGGCTTGGGGTTAGATCGGCGAACGTCAACCTGTAACCCTCCAACGCGCCGATACCGCCGGTGGACAGGGTGCTAGCCCAGGCTAGCGCAATCGCGTTCGCCTGGACAGCGAGGTCGATGCGGGTGTCCAGTGCAGCGGCAACAGTGGCGAGCACATCCGCAGCACCGACCAGGGAGCCGGGGGCAGTGTTGAGAGCGGCATTAACGCTAGCGGCTACGGAGAGCGGGCCAGCGAACCAAATGCCAGACGCCAGCCCGGCAGAGACCGCCGCAGGTGCGCTCAGGGCTCCCGCAAGCCTGATCCCAGTAGTGAGCCCTGCGGTCGGCGTCACAGTTGCCTGTGCGGCCGCCAGGAGCCCGCTGCCAGCCATCAAAGAGGCTGTCGTCGTGGCGGTTGCCGTGGAGGTTGAAGCCAGAACCACCCCAACGGTCAGAGCCGCAGTCGTCGTGGCAGTTGCGCTGAGAGCGGCGCCAATCGTAGAGCCGACGGTCAGTGCCCCAGAAGTAGAGGCGCCGGCAGCAATGGTGCCTGAAAGCCTGACTCCGGTTAGTAGAGCGCCAGAGGTCGAGGCGCCGGCAGTCATGGCGCCAGATAGACGGATACCTGTTAGCAGCCCGGCAGAAGCCGTGCCGGCCACCGTGAGTGTGGCGTTGAGAGTAAACCCTACGGTTAGCCCAGCGGAGATTGTGGCGGCAGTAGAAAGGGTGCCGGCCAAACGGATACTGGTCTGTAGTGTCGCAGACGTTGCGGAAGCAACCGAACTCGCCGCCGCCAGCGTAGAACCAGAAGTCAGCCCAGCCGAGGAAGTGGCCGCTACGCTGATCGCTGCCGCAAGCCGGGCGCCGACAGTCAATCCGGCCTGGGTCGTTGCAGCCCCGGAAACCTGGCTTGCGAGGCGTATCGCTGTGCTAAGCCCGGCTGCTGCACTTGCCGAGACAGAACGTGCGGCAGAGAGCCGGACCCCAACAGTAAGCCCTGCCGTCTTTTGCGCTGATGCGGCAATTGAGCAGCCAAGCCGAACGCTAGTCGTGAGGCTCGATGTTGCGGCAACTGCGGTGCCGCTTACGCTGGCTGCAAAACGCGCCCCTATCGTGAGGGAGGCAGAAGTAGATGCGGTTACTGCAAGAGACCCACCAAGAGCAGTAAAGAGCGGTCCTGCTGTCAGCGCAGCAGAACAAGTAGCAGAGCCAGAGAGTGCCCCCGCAAACTCAGCCGCAACACCACCGGAAGTGGCATACCTTCCTAGAATGTAGGATCGGCGGTATACGTTGCGGGCCACTGATCAGTTCGCTCTCAAGTTCCTCTCACCCACTCCCGAGCCGCGCACGCGAGGCTGGGGGCTAGGCGGGGACTAGGAATTGGTAGGGGTCGTTGGCAATGCTCTGCACGATATCATTGCTAAATTGTTTGTTCATCAATATCACGAATGAGTAATTTTGGTTATCAGGACCAGCTTGGGCATTTGCACATCCCAATCCCCAAGTATTATTTCCGTTCGTCCTAGAGATTGCCGGGGTTGAATCTGCTCCTACTTCAACGCCATCCTTGGTTATCCTTATTCCGCCGGGGCCAACGTGCCATGTAAATGTATACAGCTTATTAGTGGGGGCTCCATCATTTGGGTATGTAAGTCGTTGTCCAACATTACAGCACCCAAAATCAAAATACGAAGTTCCATTGGTGTAATTTATAGCCACCTGCAATCTTCCGGCACCGTCAGCGTTGTTATAATTGCTTATCTGGGCGGAAGTGCCAGTTCCGTTCAGCCTAAATACCATCGTCATTTCGTTGGTTGGAAGCTCACTTTCATTGCAAAGAACGTTATATGGCCCCCAACGAGAAGTATCAACCCTTAGTGTTAGTTCTCCTTTTAGTAATTCTGTGCGTGAATAGATTGAGGCATCCGTAAACAGGAATGGTCTAATCGTATTTCTCACGAACTCCATATACGGAGACCACGGCACTACCGGAAAATAAACCACCAAGTTCTTATGGAGAGGGTGGTTTTTATCTAGCTTTACTGGCCCAGTCGGTTTCTGCCCCGGCACCATCAGCCGCGGCTCTCTCACCCAAATCTCGGGCAGGAAGAACGGTGACGGATCCCTTGTCGTCGTTTCTGCTCCAAGCAGCCTCGGGCGTCGTATTGGGTAGCGTGCCACTGTTCGCTCTTTACGCCGGAACGCAGAACTCGTAAGGGCTGTTCACCAACCTGAGCAGGTCGGTCTTGCTTATCGGTGAAGAGATGAACAGCAGAGAGTAGAGGATGAGTGAGCCGCTAGAGGCGTGCGTTGATGGTGCGTATAGGTCTGCGTCAAAGTCACTTGGCGCCCCGTAGCTTCCTGGGAACTCGTCCTCGTACAAGTCACCGTCGCTTGTCGCTATAAAGCCAGCCCCAAGGTCATCATAACTGTAGCCGAGCACAAAATCTTTGTTTTGCGGGCAGGTAAAGTCTGCGTCGAAGTCGCCCTGATCTGGAATGGTGATCCTTGGCGTGCCATCAGACGTAATCGCAAAGTAGATCCCGCCGCTATTCACGATTTGACAGATGTTCCTTTCCCCAGAAATCCAGCGCAAATGCGCGATGCACGAAGCTCCCCTCGTGCTGTACTTCTTGCCGTAAACCACGACGCTGCATGACTGCGTGTTGCCATA